ACACCGTTCTTGTCTGGGTCGTTGATGAGCTCGACAAGCCCACCGCCTGCGGAAGGTTCAAGACCTACAAGTACGGAAGTTGCATCACTGTCAATGTTGTTGAACTTAACGGCGAGGAAATTTCCTGCGCCCCAGTCAGTAGCAAGAGCTCCGGTGCTGAGGTATTTGAGAGTACCAGTTATAGCACCATTTGCAACTGTTACGCCTGTCTGGAGATCCTTCACCTGTGTGCCGAACATATCCGTCTCACCGTCTTCGGCTGCTACGGTGAGACTTGTCAGGGGTTTGAAGCCACAATACGAGCGAACGAAGCAGCATCGAGGATTCCCCAACCTACATAGCATTCAGCTCTGAGTACGATCTCATTTGTTTGTTTAAGATCGCCCTGTCCGTCAGGATTACCATAAGGAATAATCTCAAACGTAACATTCTGAGCATAACCCCAACGGAACGCATTGGCAAAGTCGCCGACAATAGCACGGTCAAGGCTGCTGCCAAAAGAGACAGTGCTATTGATATCAGCAGGCATACCGCCGAAATTACCCGGATTTGCGCCGTAACGGAATTCGGGGTACATAGGAGCGTGAGAATCAGCCATTTTCATCTGACCGAGAGCGGAACCAAATGCAGGAGACATTGCGATACCTGTTATATCTCTTTCGGCGAGCTGAATTGGAGCGACCGCGCTGTCAACATTATCGTCAGGTGTGGAAGAATTGTAAGTGACAGTATTTGTTATCATGCTGTCAAAACAGTTTGAACCAACGATATCGGAAGATGTATTGGTCGCAGGGTTAACGCCATGAAATGCAGCGATATCAAATCCTCGTGCAATCTTCTTGGAGAATCCGTCGTTGAATGCCTGAAGGATAGGAAGCTGCTTTTCATCGGACATCTTGAGGAATTCCTCTGTAACTCTGTGCTGATAAACGAACTTGATAGGCTTGATAGTCACCGAGCCTTTATCTGCTGCGCCGGCAGGCTTCTGAGCTCCTTCGCCAACGATAGCAGCCTCTCCGTCCATAGAGAAGGTCATTACATCTATGCCTGAGAATGGCATAGGATCACTTGCACTGAGTTTTGCAAGTGTTGAATGTCCCTTAACCTTATTGAAAAGGTCTTTTACAAGAGTAGGTTTAAATGTTGTACTTGTAGTTGTGATAGTACCCATAGTGTTTAGTCCTCCTTAATTTTTGAGTTCATGCAGCATTGCCATCTGTGCGGCAGTGGTTGCATCGACTACGCCTGTTTCACCTGAATAGCGTGGTGTAGGCTTGCATTTCTGAGTGCTGAAATACTTTGCAAAGCTCTCAGCATCCTTGTTAATGTCTTCCTCAGTCTCACCGGAAAGCTTCTCAGCAAGTTCAAGAGGTATGCCCTTTTCATTGGCAGCCTTGATTTTCAATGCGGAGATCGCATAAGACTTGTTTGCGGCTGCGAGATCATCACGCTCTTTCGTGAGATTAGCTGCATCTTCGGGAGATACATAGCCCTCAAATTGCTTCTTAACCTCAGCTACAGCAGCATCGACACGCGATTTAACTGCTGCATCAAATTCAGCCTGAGTAGTTATAGGTGTAAAATCCATAGATTTTTCCTCCTTCGGTTTATTATATTTCTTTGTGACTCCTGCATTTATCTGTGCAGGAACAGCAACAAAGCTCCATTCATAGGCATCTGTAATGCCGTCGAGTATAACATGACACTTCTGCCCGAAATACTCCGTACCCTTTGCGTGTTCGCAGCTATCTTTTGACTTGTCACAGCCACAAACCGAGCATATCCTTTTTGTAGCACTGCATGATACACTGACCTCTTTTTTTATACCGCCGTCGATTTCGGCAATAATGTCCTTGTTGCTGTCAGTGCGTATCATATAAGCCATAGCCTTTAAATACTTGTAGGTCGTGCCGTATGCAGTCATACGTTGGTGGTCAGTGACTACCTCAGTATCAAAAATACGAGCTGTCTGATTTCCAGCAGAGGGGTCGTGATCGAAAATACCAGTTTTACCGATGAAGAGTTCCTGCATTTTATCAAGTGCAGCATCGGAAAAGCGCTCCATATCACGGTCAATATCGTTGTTGCACAATTCAATAGGGAAGACGTATAGTTCATCTTCCTTGAATTTTCGCCGTGTAAAAGAGTTAATCTTATCAAGCATTAACTTATCCATGTGATCTCCTTCCTTGAAAATGGGTATAAAAAATGCACCTATACGGTGCTTAATAAGTTATCATCTGTTTTTTCCTTGTCGTTTTTGCTGAAGCACAAAGCCAGTGGGCGAGTGATACCGATTCAAGCAGCGTTATTTCAGCACCTTCAAGTAGTGATACATAGCCGAAGCCGCCGCTACTGCCGATAGGTCTGTGTTCTGAGTTTGAGACTGCCTGAGTAAGTGACGGCTGCCCTGCGTGGCATATGCTGCCCTCAAACAGCTTTTTTTCAAATAGAGTGTTTGCCTCGATGATCTCCGAGACCTTTGGCAGTACAGCCTTACATTTCACACCTGCGTCCTTCATCTCGTTTGCAAGTATATCTTGATTGCCTGCTCCGTCAATAGCTACCTTTTCGGCGTTGTTTGCGAGCAAGTACGCTATTATCCAACTGTTGCCGTCTCTTGCAGGACGGCAGTCTATAGCTTCAACAAATACTTTACCGTCTGCGGTTTTTACCGCGACAGATAGGGAAACGTTTGCTGTTGATTTCGCATATTTAACACCATAGTACAACTTCGTCGGAGTGCTAAGCTCTGGTTTTTCCGTGATATATGACTCCCACTCTTTGCGGCTTATAGCTGATTTTTGACTGTAGGTCAACCAAAGTCCAAGACGCTGTATGTTATCATCAACTTGATCGTCGCCCAGCTCGTCTTTGATAGTTCTCTCACTGAGGATATATCCCAGGGACGGATTGGTCTCATACCACAGTTCAGGATCATGTGCATCTGTCAGTCTCGGTACTGACCATTCCGCCCAACCTGCATTTTCATTTTTGCCATTAAGTGTATTTTTGCGGTAATTAAAGAACACCGTGCCAGAAGATACAGCAGTCGGCGGAGTTCCGCACATCAATGTCTGAGGATTCTTGCTGTCGGTAACAACGTATTTGAGAGCACTTTCTTGGTCTGATGTATACTCCTGAGCCTCGTCGATGAGAAGATCATCATAGCCCTCACCAAGACCGCCCTTACTTGAACGTGTACGAAAGTTTATGACTGCGCCGCTGCCGTCGAGCCATTCGATGGTCTCAAGACCATATTTCTTAGTAGTCTTGTAATCAACCCCCTCCTGATAACCTGCCTCAGAGAGACGGTCGCAGCACTTGCTCCATGCATTGCTTGATGTGGTTGCTCTATGGGCTGTATATAAGACACGTCTGCCGTGAGTTACGCCCCATATTGCACGCATGATAAGTATTTCCGACTTACCGTTTCGGCGCGGAATCGACCAACCGTATTTTATATGCTTCCAAAGACCGTCGTCATCGACTGCCATTATGTCTTCGAGCATTAGCTCCTGCCATTGCTGCGCTTTACGCTTTGATCTGTTATATATATCTACGGCTTCTGAACCGAGCGATACAAGATAAGGCAGAACTATCGTAATTGTAGGAGTCTGCCTTCCGAGCCGTGTAGCGGTCATTAAGACATCTCCTTTCAATTAAGGCTCAAAGGCTCAAATATTTTTCCAGTCAAAGGTCTGAGGCAGCAGCCGATTAGATATCAGCTCCGTACCTGTTGAGAAATCCTGCCCCGGTTTAATCTTGTCGGACTTCTGGCGATTGCAAGTGAAGTGTGCAAGCTGTAGATTGCTTAGATCGGAAGGGTGTCCGCCTTTAGCGACTGGAATAATGTGGTCTATGGTCGGACTGAGAGGGTGGGGGAACTTGAAGGCGAAGTCAACAGGCTTACCGCAGATTCCACACACTTGCTGCGTCGCATAGATTTTTTTCTTATTGGATTCAAACTGCGCTCGCTGAGTGCCGTTATGGTCGGGACGTAAATTTGCCTTAGCCATATCTCACCTCCGTCAGGGTATAAAAACAGCACTTGCAGCCGACATTGTTGTCGGTCGCAAATGCTTAGTGTTCTTTAAGTTCGACGCAGAAAACATGGTCAAAGTTGTAAATACCTATCCATGCGCCCTTCTGCTTGACGATGATAGCCTTGCCGTCATAAGCATAGTCATCCCATTCTCCTTTGCCGTAGGATATAGTCTCGCCGCTCTTGAAGGTTATCTCTATTCTGTCTGCACTTTCCATTCTCCTCACCTCCTTCAAATGGGTATAAGAAAACCGCTCATTGCCGGGCGGTTTAGTTGATATTATAATCCTCTGAATTCTGCAACGATACAATCATCTGTTTTGCATCTTACAGAATATGATGTGTTTTTGTCCTCAATAAAAATGCTATTTCCACAACGAGGACATTTTTTTTCAGTTTTTCCGTTTTTGATAATATCATCTTCGGCTGAAACTAAAAATCTGTGTTCAGCAAGGGTAGTTTTAGTAGCCATATAGAATCCTCCTTATGAAACTATTGTTTTTAATGGTAACTCCGCTCTCTTTAGCCCGTTCAAGAGCGTCAAGTATAAGGTCAGCCCTTTCTTCATCACTCAAATTCGGGCAATTCTTAGCTGCCATATAACTTGCTCTAAACTCATCGTTCCAAGCACCATTTGGCAAATTAGTACCTCGATTCGCTCGATGCCCATAATATTCGTGGGCAAGAGCCGCTCTTGACGACATTCTATCTCTTGGATGATTAGAATCTAAATCAGGGAGTATATCTCCTTTAACACGAATTTCATCAAGAACATCGTCGTATCCAGTTCTGTGACCTTTATTGAACTTGAATACCGATTCATCAGCTCCAATGGAAGCAATATCTTTTTTCAAGCTCTCAATTTCAGTTTCAGTAAGAATGTGACTTGGTGCTGTTCGCAAGCCGTTTGGAAGATTTCTTGATGTTATATTCCTTGATTCTATTTTATCACTATTTCCGCCATTTGTCAATCCTCTGTACTGCTGTAAATTCCTCTGTTCTGTGGCTCTTGCGTCAGTCTCAGAGAGGACATTCGGTTTATAGTCAGCATTAGCGTTCGGCACTTCCTCCCATGTTCGGGAGCGTCTGCCGTTATCGCTAAGCTTGCCTCTGAGCACCTGACCGTCATAGATGATAGTACAGTCACAGTTGTCGTGGCGGCGGAATATCCCTTCAGGTTGGTCGCCCATTTCATATTTACCGGCTACCTCTGTACACCAATCACAGCATTTTGTTCCAATGCGGATGATATGGCATTTCAAACCTGCATCATTGCGAAATTTAACGTTCTTTTCGATGAAGTTGTCATGAAATGACTTTGTTATAGTCTCGCTACCTGCTCCTGCACGGCGTTTAATGATGCTGTCCTTGACTGTCGGATCGGTAAGCGAATGAGCGAACTGCTGCACACGCTCTCTTGGGAACGTGGCTTTCTGTGGTTTGATATGCAGCCCCTGAGCCTCGTCTATAGACATCTGAGTGTCTGTGCACACCCTATTTATGTCATCATAGCAGTCGCGGAGAAGTTGTGAAGCAATACTCTCGCGGTCACTCAGTTCAAGCACTGATTCCGAAAGCTCATGCCCGAGAATATGTGACAACACTCGTGCATACTCAGCCGTGTCGTTGAATGTGGCTGTTCCACCGTTGATACGTTTGAGTATTGCGCGGAGTGCAGGATTTGCGGCAAGTTTGCCGTCAAGTGCAGCTCTAAGCTGCTCATACTCCATCATTGTCGCTCACCAGTCCTGTCATGCGGTGAATATTGCCTGCTCCGAAGAAGCCCTCAGAAGCCTGATTGATCTTGTAGATAGCATCACCGGCAGCGCCAAGTGCGGCGGCATCAGGCTCAAAGATAGGCAGAAACTCAGGTTTTGTGTTGGCAAATGCACGGCGGTCGTAGCTGTATTTATCACGTATACACGCTGCGAGGTAGCCGGCATTGAGGTAGCCAACACCAAAAGTACGCTGAGCCTTACGTGCTGTAAGTCTGAGCTGCTCATGCGATGCTCTGATGGCATCATAGCTTGCAGGATTTGATGTCGTGAAACCGAGATCATCAATTGTCAATCCCGTTTCTCCTGCAAATACAGAAGCATACGCTTTAAGCTGTTCGGCGTAAGGTGTCATGCTCTGCTGCTGAAACTGTCCGACAGTTGGCTTATTGCCATTTTCATCCGCTCCAATGCTAAGGAACGATGATATAGTTGCAGCACGGTTATTGAATTCTGCATCATCGGAAAGACCGAGTATATACTTTTGAGGGAAGCTGTAGAACTCCGCCGATACATCCATACGTCGGAACGTCCTGAGAACTGCCTGAGTAATATCCATACACGTTCGACTGATACGGCTATGACCGAAAGGACGCTTTGCATCAGGTCTATTGATGATCGGTACAAGCAGAGCAAATGGTGCATCATGTAGGAAAGTATCTACGTGTACACCGTCTACGTAGTAATCGGTCTGATTCGGTCGGAAATATGCCTCAGCCTTGATGTTGTTGTACTCATCGCGTTCAAGGATTGCATATCCCTCTGTGAGCATCTTTGTCACGGAGTCAATGATGCCTGTAGCGTTGCCGCCGTCAATGACCTGCATTGTTGGATAACCAGTCTCATCCTGACCGATGTATATGAAGCTGCAAGCAGAGATAAGCGCCGACAGCACTGAATCATCCATAAGTACATCAGAATTGTTGAGACTGAATATTTGACCAAGCTCGAAATCATCATTACCGAAGCCGTCAAATACGATACGATCTGCGATGCTGTCAACAGCCTTGGCACACCAACCGAGTGAGTAGGCGAGCCAACTGAATTCCTTCGGCAGGACGTTACTCAGCTCACTGACAGAAACCTTCATGTCGTAGTAAGCATATCGGGTACGTATTCTTGTTTGCTTCATATTTAGTTTTCGTTTAAGATACGGGAGCCCGTAGGTCTTCATTCCTGCGCCACCTTTCTACGGTTATAACTGTACTTAAAATTATAACTTTTATCGCACCATTCGAGATTCCAGTCATTATCATTTTGCCTGTTTTCGTCAATATGGTTTACGATTTCATATCCGTTAGGATTTGGAACAAATGCTTTAGCAACAAGCCTATGAAGATATTCAGTAATAGTTCTGCCGTTGTGTCTCATTCTTATGAGCAAATAACCGTCGCTTTGCATTGTAGGCTTTAAGATCCTATGATTATTGCTCCTGCGGACTTTACCGTGTCTGCTCACTTCATACGCCGATAATTCATTATCAATTTCTATTGTCTTCCAGTCGTTCTTTTCAATATCAGTAAACTTCTCTGGATATGTTTTTATCATAAGTTCATCAATTGAGAAAAGACGTTTGCAGCAGTGACTTAACTCGATGTATTCTGACGGGCAATTCCGAAATTTACGAATAGAGAGTACTCTATGGCTATATATGCTATAGACTTGCCTGCAAGCTGATAACAGGTAACGTTCGGCCGCACCTTCAATGTTTATCGGTCTCCATTCAACGCCTGTATGATCTGTCATTTTTTTTGCAACAGCATTCGCTCTGGTCAATTGATTCACCTTCTTTCAACAAATTTCTCGTAAAACGTTCGGAATAATGAGCAGTGACACGGTGTAGTCCTTATCACTGCTTATAGGGGGTACCCTCCCCCCTATACCAGTAGAAACAGAAATACCGCCACTTTTGTGACGGTACTCTGTAAGGGGATAACAAATAATGAATTGTCCTGTGTGTGGTTGCAGCGACAGGATTTGAACCTGCGACCTTTGGGGTATGAACCCAACGAGCTACCGTTGCTCTACGCTGCCAGAGGGGAGCAGTCACAGTGCAAAATGGGAGAGAGCACTGTAACTGCGTATGAGATGACAGAAAATAGACCTATCTGAAAGGGCAGATCAGCATCGAAAGGAACCGTTACATCTTTGTGCCTATTTCCATGTTTTTATTGTATCATAATAAATACTCTATTTCACTATATTTTACTCTAATCTTTTCAGAAATTGAAATTTTATTGAGCCCTTCGGTGTGAAACTTGTAAACGGATTGCTCGGAATATCCTGTCTTTTCTTTGATGCCTTGCTGAAGAAGCTTACCAGTGTCTCTGTCATACTGGTTTTTCCAAGGCATATACAGGAGATAGCGATCAATAAGCACTTCTTTCTGCTTGCTATTATGTATGTTGTTGATAAGCTCTTCGATGTCAAAGCGTATCGATACCAGTGCAGCTATCAGCTTGTCCGTATCAGCTTCGTAGTCTCTCACAGATGCTATAGCAGCACCCAGAGCGTCGCTTTCACCGCCTGAGCCACCGTTAGCAGAGTAGTCTATACTCCTGCCATACAGACTGTCTCTGTGCTTTGCTGTAACGCTTTTACGCAGCTGTATTATTTTGTCAATTTTGTATGGGAGTTTGAGGAAGTCTTTGTTGTTCATCATTGGGCGGCACCCCTTACCTGATTCTTACAACGTTCTACGTCGTGCTTTATGTCTTCGGGGAGCTCATCATAGGATAGATAGCTGATAACAACACCATAGTCAGCTAAGTGCTTGATAGGCTCAACAGTATATCCTTTCCTTCTGAGCTTATTGACAACACTCTGAGAGCCTGCGAAATCAAGTGCATCTGCGCTTATTATGTCGTAATCCATATATTTCCCTTTTAAGCCTTTTACAGCTCTTAAAAAAGTCTTTCGATCAATACGAGCTTCTTTTCTTGCCTTTATAGACTCTTTTACTGCTTTTATTCGTTTAACTTTTTTCGCTGACAAAATCATCTTTTTCCTCCTCTTTATCAATGCCGCACCTTTCGGAACGGTATTTGCAGTATACACAATTGCCCTTAGCTTTGTTGATCTGTATCGCCCTGTCCCAGTCCTCTTTGAATTCACGCTCGGTTTTGCGGAAGGAGCATAACTGTTTAGATCGTGTCCCAGTGCAGGGAGTACTAAGTATACTGCATTTGTTATTACCTGCGCTGAAGTAGCACAGTTCTTTATCGTCGTTCGGTTCAGTCGTCTTTCTTGCCCTCTTCGTTTTCATTCTCATTCTCCCTTTTTTCATCGTCACCACCGAGTACGTATATCAGCAGCGCTATCAATATCACTACAACTATGGGCATCAGTATTCACCTCGCATAATCATATTCTTTGCTATTGTATGCATAACGCAACATACACCTAAAGCTGCAAATCCAACTTTTTGACACTCGGTCAACTCTCTGCCCATAAAGCATGATTCTGCTATCAGTTCCTGTATATCATATACTGTTTTCATTTTTGTCTCTCCTTTATCAGCGTGTGCAGCACATCATCAGCTGCATTAATATGCGCAGGACAGTCTTCACACTGCGGAGCTGTACCGTCGCCCCAGTCATCAGTCCAACCGTAACAGAAGTAATAGCCTACTCCGTCAATGGTGAACTCTCTGGACGGCTTTCCTCGTCCTAACGGGTGCTTACAAGCTCCCACTCCTGCTATTTTCTTTTTATTTTTCACTCTCAGAACCTCCGCAATCACAGTCTTTGCACTCGTCTGTACAGTCAGTCGGGTATGTAGTCATGGGACACGTCCTTATACTTGGCGGTTCGGGTAAGGGCATCCAGTGTGTGATATCTTTATCTATGCCATCATCCCAACACACAAGATGCGAATACATCTCATCATAATCATCATAGGTATATCCGAATTTTTGAGACTCAGCATCAAATTCACAGATGTCCAACTCGCCTTTATACCAGACCATGTATTTACCGTCATCTTCCGGCAGTCTCTCCTTAACGCTTATCCACCTATTCACCGGTAGGGAACGTAGGCAATCGATATATTCAACGATTTTGGGCATTTCCTTCTGATGCTTTGATAGCTCGTTATCATAGTGGGCTATTATCTGCCTGCATTCGTCCCAGTGTTTGTCTTCAAGCTGCTTATGAGACTTTATAGCATTAAGCGCATACTCATAATCCTCTTTTGTAGGGCATTTGATAGTTCCGTACACTTCAGTAGCTTCGCCCCATGTGCCTGTTTTATCGTCAAAAATCAATTCCATTCTTACTCCTTTCCGATCATTTTATCGATCTTATCAATCAGCTCATCAGCCTTATCCTGATCTTCGTAGTTCGCATAGAATGCTCTACGCAGATTTGGACGTATCTCTCTCAGGAGCTCGGTAAGCTCCGTTATTCTCTTTTCTTGTGATGCCATGTATAGGATATCTGTGTCACTCATTGCCTTTTCTCCTCCTTATTTTCATAGCAGCCACAGACATCATTCATCATTGTCGGTCTGTCTGTAGCTGCACATTTACCTATGTACAATTCCTTATCAGGGTTGTAGTTCTTACAGTTCTTGCATTTTCTGTTATCCATAGTACTCTCCTTTCAGGATCATGTCATTCGCTATCCTGACCATGCTGCAAGCAACGCTGTCAGTGCCCTTGCAGTATCTCCTGCACATTCCGCTGATGCACTCGTTTGCACCGAAATAATATAAATCTTTAGCCGTTATCATTGTTCTCCCTCCGCGTAAATTTGGCACTCCTCGAGCCCGTTAGTATAGTAATTCCAAGCCTGTATGCATCCTTGACTGTTGTTTTCCGTACAGTCTTCACACAGGTACTTGTCGCATAATGCCGATGTATTTATATCAACATAGTCAACTCTTCCTTGCATTACACATCACCTCCATACTTTTCCATAACTGCTTTGATTCTCTGTAAAGCAGCATCAATAACTTTATCCGCATTATCGTCTTTTGGCGTGTCCTGGTCGCTGATCTTAGGCTTGCCCTCACACAAAGGACAAACGCTTGGCTTGCCCCTTGTGAGATAGCCGCAGTTCGTGCAGCGATACCAGGTAACGTCATTCGTGATCTTGTAAACTGTAAAATCGTCCATTATCCACCTCACAGCGGCAGGAACTGACCGATAACCGACTCATATTCGCTTATGCTCGGGTCAATTTTTGGAACGTCGTCCTGATTGAGCCATTTCTTGACCATTTCTGAGCACTCACCGAGATTCTTGCCTTTGCTGTGTGCCCAGTTATCAACCTTGTCAATATAATTGTTGATAACTTCCGTGTCATACTCAGATGCAAGTTTTTTATAGTTATCATCATTAACAAAAGCTCTCCTATTCTGACCAACGTGTGAGGAAGGGAGCGTTTTTCTTTCCCTCCTTTCTTTAATACTTTCTTTTATATTTTCTTTATATGTATGGTTATCATTTT